CCAATCTCCTTGGAGTTGCATCGGGGAGTAGAAGTAATCACCCGGTAGGCCAACCGTAGGCAGATCTTTGAGCACATTACGAGGGTCACTGCACCACACAGCAGCATCCGGCGCTTGAGTCGGGTTAACGGAAGTAATGATGAGGTCTGAGAATTTAAGTGGGAACTTTTCTGCATCGCTCAACGTGGTATCAAGCATGAACTGCAACATGAAGTTGCTACGACCCATGGCTGCTTCCCGTTCCAACAGGTCATCACTGGTAAAGCGATCAGAGTCAGTGGGTGTCCATTCCTCTGCTCCCAGCTCGATATCTTCTACGATCTGTGGTGCTAGCAGGTTCTCGTATTGACTGAGCTTGTCTTTACGTGGGTAGCGTGCTGGCCAAACAAAGGGACGGTAGTTGCGTTCAGCTAGTTTGCGGTAGATGGTGAAGGTAGTCTGAGGAGTGCCAAGGTACATAATGCGTGAGTCCTTCTTGGGTGTCAGGATGGACTCCGCTTCTGTACAAAGCTGCAAGAGTTTCTCTCGCATCATCTCAGTCATCGAGTTACCAGGCACTTCGATGTCATCAAGAATCATCAGGTCTGCACGGCTACCTGTTAGCTGACCTGTGATGCCTACACTCTTCACAGAAGGGGCTTGGTGTGGGCTACAGTTAACATCAAAGCTAATCCGAGACCACCGGGCATCATCCGACTTCGGTCTTAGATGACTTAGCCACGGTGTTTCAATGATCAACTTCTGAAGGAAGATGGACATGTTATCTGCACGCTCTTTGGAAGCGGAGATAATCATGATCTTCTTTTCTGGGTTGTTGAACAGAGTCCAAAGCACAAAGGCGCCGGTAATCCAGCTCTTACCGACTCCTCGGAAGGCTTGGATCTGTAGTCGTTTTGGTCCCAATTGCAGATAGTCTGCGATAGCGTACTGGGCACGGGTTGGAGAAGGAAGATCAAGCTGCTGCCACAGTGCTTGCAAGAATAGCTTGAAATCGCCCCGTAAAGCCTCTAAGATATCATTCACGGTAGATTGTACCTAAATAAGAAAAGAGAGGCCCTACAGACGCTTGTAGGTGCCTCTCAGCGATGATTAGAAGTTAGAGACCACCAAAAGAATTGCTGGTACGCTTCTTCTTAAGTTCGTCCATCTTTTCCCGAAGTGTCTTTTCAGGTTTTGGCTTGAGATCAGACGAGGTGAGATTGCTTCGACCTTGTTGACGAGACAGGGAAGCGGCTGACATACGACCAGTTTCTTCTTTGAATTGTTGGAGGTATTTACCTTTGTAGTTCTTGTCCTGGTTCTTCATACCTGCGTTGGAAGCAGGGCCGGACTGAGGACGGGGAGCTGCAGGGCGGGAGGAACCACCACCGCCACCACTCCGGGATTGAGTGGAACCACCCCCAGATTGGGTAGGAGCGGGTTTGGGTTTAGCTGCAGGTTTGGGTGCAGCAAATTTGGGATCGTTGTTAATACGGCTGAGGTTGGCATCACGAGCACCAGCAAAGCGGGATTGAGCGTTGCCTTTTGTGATGGGCTTGGGCTTAGGACGATTCCAGCTAAAGGTTTTGTTGCGATCAGACATGGCCTTAACTTCACTGGCCATTGCACCGACAGCGCCAACAGCACCAAGTGCCTTACCTGCAGCGCCAGCGAGTGTGCCAAACCTACCAGCAGCTTTAGTAGCAGCACTGGCAGCACCAGAAGGTTTTACCGCTGGAGCTGCAGGCCTACTTCCAGGCTTGGTCCCTTTAAGTGTTGGTCCCTGAGTAGCACCGGAAACAGCAGAGGTGCCAGCATTAGGCAGGTTGATTCCGCGTCTTTCAGAGTTAGGAAGAAACCTGGTAGGTGGGACATTGGAATTGGGTACCGCTCTTCCACGAGTAACTGTGTTCCGTGTTGTTTTGGAATTTTCCGCAGGCTTTGCGGGTTTTGCTGGCTTAGCAGGTTTAGCAGGTTTGTTGTACGGCTTAGCAGGGTTACGAGGCTTGCTGGAACCACCGCCAGTACGGGTAATGGGTTTGGCATTTAGCCAGTTGTTCTTACGAGTTGCCATAATTAATTAATCCAAGAGAGAATAAGCTGTTCTTTGTTGGGGTTTTCACCGAAGGTGGCTCTCATCCATTGGAGCCAGTTTTGACTTCCCTTTGCCTGATTACACGATCTACAACTGGGCACAAGATTGGATGTAAGGTCAGATCCTCCATATGCTTTAGGTCGAACATGATCAAGAGTGAGTTCATTAGTGTCATAAGTTTCTCCGCAGTAAACACAACGGCACTCAAAGTGCTCCTTAATGGCGCGTCTCCAAAGACGCTTGGCTTCAGGACTTGTCATTGTGATGAGGTTTTGGAGATAGTGATCAGGCGTAGGGAATAGTGGAGTCATCACCGTTTAGCGTTCGTCTTACGTGCTCCCTTTGCACGGTTAGTTTTACGTGGAACAATCCGTAGATTGTCTCGGGAGTTATTCATTGGGTTGTTATCCTTGTGGTCTACTTCATGACCACTAGGGATATCACCCATGGAACGCCTTGCTCTTGCCCGTGCAGCATCTTCTTTGCGATGCTCACGACGGTATGACTTTAGATATTCAGCACGGGCTTTATACTCTTTTTTCCAGTCGCGTGCCATTTAACCGACTCCGAACTAGTTCTGGATCAACCTTGGGGAGGATGTTGACAAGTTGATCAAGAGGGGAACCTTCCATTGCAACTCCAGTAATGTCATTCTTTGCAAGCCAATCACAAGCTGCCTTTAGATCTGCAGTGGATGCCTCACCGGATTTAATACGGCTGATGAGTTCTGCAGTGACAAGGTTATGGAGTTCGTTAAAGGTATCTTCTGTAGCCTTTACTTGTTTAGCCATTTCGTAAAACAATTTGGTCAAGCTTATTCTCGATGCGGATCATGTGATCCTCCATCTTTTGAAGAGCTGTTGAAAGCTCTTGTTTTTGAACGTAGTTCTCAGCAACTCTGAGTTCTACTTTGTCGATCCGTGAATCAACTTCTACGATCTTGTTATTGAGTCGTGTGGTAAGGGCTACCATGGCTGTGATTGCAGCGATAGCAGCAGATACGGCGGCTTCAATCATGCTCCCGTAAAATACGTATAAGTTTGTCCGCATACGCGGGATCAGTGGCGTATTTTTCGACGACAAGAAGACGAGCACATTCTTCAGGTGAGGATGCACGGTTGACACCCTTGTAGTTCTTGTAGTCTCTATACCACTTATTAACGAGGTCTTGAACGCATTCAAAGAGTGATGTGTAGTCTTTGAACCAAGCGTCTGTTTTAATCTCCATACCTCCAACAAATTCAGTGGTACGTTTCAGTGTGCCTTGGCCTTCAGTACCTTTGATACCGAAGTAGTTGTGTTTGCCAGAGGTGTTTTTCCCATAGCCACTCTCTAGGGCCCACTGAGCAGCGACAACGGAAGGATGCTTAGAGCCAGCAGCAGTTGCAGCAGCTTTGACACCAGCCCAAGTGTTGTCGTAGGTGGCTAACGGTCGTGTCTGCTGTACAGGACGGAAAGTCATAAACCAGCCAGTGCCAGAGCCCTCGACCTCCCAACGCCTTAGCCAGTTCTTCCAGGAGTATTTAACTTCCTTTCCACCGGAGCCAACTTTGACGTAGCCACCGTTGACGTTATCCATCTCACCGTATGGATCATGAAAGATACCGTTGGTTCCGTCATCCCCAATCAGCAGCATCCAGTGGCCACCACCAACGGGATTAGAAACAGGACCTTTGTGGAGGATGCCTGTAGCGACTGGAAAGCTTGCCTTGAGTTCGTTGAGTAACGCTTGTCTTGTTCCTTTCTGGTAGAAGGTGGCAAGAATGCCGTACTGCTGACAAGCCTTGATGTGACTGGTGTATTGAGTTGTGTCGCCATATTTGAGAACAGTTCTCAGATAATCATCATCAGCATTGCTACCCTTTAGAGCATCAGGGCGGAGATACTTAATGGCCATAGCGCATGTTGAGCTAAAGCACATGCGATCTCCGTGACCTGTTGCACTGTCTCGCTGGGGGTAGTACTGCTTAACTTGCAGCAGTACCATGATGATTACTTCCCGCGTAGCGCACGACGGAAACGACGGACCTTATCGTCTTCAGTGCGGGTCTTGCTGAAGTAAGCAGCCGCCATCGAGATGACTTGAGTAACACTGTTAGCACGACGCTTCTTAGTCATGCCAAGATATTCAGATGCAATAAACAAAGCAAAGAAGGCCAAGGTCTCATATGAAACCTTAATGCCAAAGATAGTAAGCATTGTTTTGTATAGTTAAGTGATATGGAGTAGTCGGGGACACTACGATTGGCGTTAAGGTAACGCATCAATGGCTGTTTTCAGGGTCAGGAGGCGACTTTCAAGCGCCACTAAATCGACCGCTGTGCCCAGGGAATAGAACATGATGTTGGAGGCGGATGTACCGGTTAACGTTCCGTTATTGTTGACGCCACAGGCGATGTGTTCCAG